CTAATATTGACTATTCCACTTGGTATAAGCCTCCGCTGAAAGCACCTGATAAAAACTATTTGTCGGTTTATAGACCAGTCGTTTAACTGACATCACCGGCTTGATTCTTTTTTTAAGCGCCGGACATTGGTCAACCATATCGACAGCAACATCAAATACAATAGAGGCCTGCTGCCGGTCAGAAGCACAGCCATAAACTTCAGCGCCCCATTCGTTATCTCCACAGGTCATCAGCAGTGCTACCGCTGCAGCAAGTTCACTTTTACCGTTCTTTTTTGGGATTTCAACATATGCGGTATTGTATTGACGATACCCGTTATCCTTAACTGTCCCAAAAACGTCTCTGATGATTTTGTCCTGCCAAGGCAGAAGATCAAAAGGCACGCCACGCCATTGTCCTTTAGTATGCTTTAAGCAGTTTATGAAATTGACAGCATGTTGTGCTTTTCTTTCATCATACAACCTTGCCACCGCCTTTAAACAACATGAACTCCATCGGATCATCAGCATCACCGGACTTATCTGTGACAATCCTACTTCTTGCAGATGGAGTTAATCCAAACTGTTCACAAAAGCGGTTCATAATTTTTAGATAGGTCTGGGCGATCGATACCTGTGGTACCTGCTGCCAGTAACCAGAAGGTGTCTTGACAATGGTTCCATGCTTAGATATAAACTCTTCTGCTTCCCTCCATCGCGCATAAGCTTGACAGTACCCGGCAAAGGCTGCCATATCAACTTCTGTTAGTATGCCAAGCTTCTCCAGCTGTTTCGCTGTTCTTCGCCATTCCTTTTTAGCTTCTGGTTCAAGCCAGGTAGGGCATTTTGGAGCTTTCTTTTCGGGTTTTGGTTCGTATTGGTTGAGTTCCCTTTTGCCAGGATTGCCCTCGAGCTCTTTAATTGCAGTAGGTATTGGTTTTCTTCCTCTTTGCGCCATAGGTATCACCTCCTCTCATGTTGCGTAATAAGAAAAAGAGCCTATCTTCTGATAGACTCCAGTTCGAAAAGTCGTTTACCCTTTGATGCCTTTATAATTGTAATTGCCCTTTTTGACCTCTTCTTGTTCTGCTTTCTCGGCCTCTTTATAATCATCCTGCTCTGTTTCTTTCTCTTTGCAGGCAATGCATATGCAATCGGTATTGAGCATTGACATGGTCCTACCTTTCTCAAGGCTGCCGCCGCACCTATCGCAAAATTTCTGCGTAAAAAATCTATCCATCACATGAGCTCCTTTATCATTCGACTTCAACATATTCCATGATGATCCTTAATGCCTCATCATAACTTTTCGACCGCTGTACTCGCTCCGTAATTTCAGGAATTTTATCATTCTGGTCGGCATCTCTCAATGTCATTCTTGCCAGCCCTAGAAGATTGAAGATATTCCCGTTTTCACCGATTAATTTGCATGCTGGTTTCATAATGCCTTGTTCTCCTCTCTTGGCTTTCTAAAGGCGCTGCTGCCCTCCAGTGCGGCGAGTAAGGTTTTTCTTGAAGCTTTGTACTCCTCACCATTCATACCAAGCCGAATAAGCCAGGTTCTGAATGCGTATTTAGGATTTTCTTCTTGGGCAGGTTTGAAGGATGAGTTTTTGAGTGTTATTGCATACTTGGTAATAAATACAGCTAGGTCCTTAAAGGCTGCTATCTTATCCTGATTGAGCTTCTCTGCGATCAAGTTAAATCTGAATGTCTCTTTTTCAAAGTCCAAAGTTAACCCTGGGCATCTTTCCGGCCCAACCTCCAGGAATGATTTTTCAAATTGCTCAATGGTGTCGGTTTCCTTATGACTTAAGTCTTCTGCGAATCCTTCATCAAGAAGCGAATCTTTAAGTTCAAAGGCTCTGGCTATCAGCTTCTGTTTGCTAGAAAGCATGTTTACTATGTTCTGCAAGGTGATTCCGGTATGCCCATCAAATGGGAATTCAACCTCTAATCCATCAATCAAAGCCTCTTCTTTTTCAGCAGGTGCGATTGTCTCACTTGAAGGTTCTGTCTGATTTTCATTTAGAATCATTTCGACATCCACCTCATCTCCTATTGAATTCTTGATTGCGCCGGTGCGCTCGATGGTGTAGGTTTCTTCTTCCGCTTTAAGTTCATACGTGCAGCTTGGTACTCCAAGATAGGTTGCCTTCACTCCGAAGTGTGCTTCAAGTGCTTTGATCATTTCTTTTTTGTTCATTGTCCTTACCTCCTGTGTTTTGGTAGTCTATATATCACTCTAAGCACAGGTAATAGCAAGTTAAATGTTCAAATAAAAACAGGTTATTTATCAGCTTTTCTATCAAAGAAGCAGGCCGCTAAGCCTACTCTTTTCACTCTTCGATTGCTGTGTACCTCGGGTAGTCGTAGCCCTCGCTGTTCACCAAAACCCGCTCTCCCGTCAGCAGGTTCATCACCCTGATGCACCTGATTTCACCATTCGGATTTGATCCACCATCGTCTTTGTCAATCCAAGGTTGGTCCTCAAGCAGGTCCTTTGTGAATTCCTTAAAATCGAAATCGCTGAGTGCGACCTCCTTGATGACTTCGTATGCCGCCCCTGTGAAGCCCTTTTTCCGTGCGATTTTGGTCGCATCCCTTAGTTCTTCCATGTCGACCATTTTCCTTCCAAAGAGCGCTTTCATTTCACGTACCTCCTTGTGAGGATCAGCTTGCCTGCCTCGACGAGTTCTTCAATCTCACCGGGAGTGTAAATCAGGCAGTCATCGTTATCCATGAAAACCGATGCCATGACGATGTCTTTTCCCCATTTCCCAACAACCTCGTATTTCTGATTTGTGTTTTGACAATCTGAATTTGATCACCTTTTTGTACCTTCATTTGTAATCCCTCCTGTGTTTTTCGGTAGTCTATATATCACTCTAAACACAGGTAATAGCAAGGTTTTTATTGAGATTTCGGAATATCTTTATACGGTGTTTTTTGGCCATCTCTTTCTAAGAACACGTTGATTTCAGAACCGACTTGCTCAATATATCTTTTCACAATGACATCCGTATATTTTTCATCGATTTCTATCGTGTGACATATCCGGTTTGTCTGTTCGCAAGCAATCAAGGTTGAGCCACTACCCCCGAAAGGATCGAGAACGATGCAGTTGCTCATGCTGCTGTTTTGAATCGGATAGGCACAAAGTGCTACCGGCTTCATTGTGGGGTGAAGTTCGTTCTTTGAAGGTCTGTCGAAGTTCCAGATTGTGCTTTGCTTTCTATCGGTATACCAGTTATGCTTTCCATCCTTACGCCAACCAAAGAGGACCGGTTCATGCTTCCATTGATACGGACTCCTGCCTAGAACAAGGCTCTGCTTAGCCCAGATGCAGACGCCTGATAAATAGAAGCCCGCGTCCTTGAACGCTTTTCTAAAGTTATAGCCTTCCGTATCAGCGTGGAACACATAGATGGATGCATCCTTTTCCATGGACTCGGACATATTGCTGAAGGCTTTTAGCAGAAAGCTATAAAACTCCTCATCCTTCAAATTGTCATTTTTAATGCTGCCCGCCTGAGCAGAATAGTTTACGTTATAAGGTGGGTCCGTAACCACCAGATTCGCTTTCTGGCCATTCATCAAAGCTCGATAAACTTCCGGATCGGTGCTGTCACCGCAAATAAGGCGATGCCGACCCAGGTGCCAAACATCACCACGCTTTGAAATCGGAGGTTCAACAAGCTCTTTATCCACATCAAAATCGTCTTCCCTGATTTCCTTGTCATGGACTTCATTGAAAAGCTGATCGATCTCCGGAGGATCAAATCCTCGTAAACCCCAGGTCATAGTCCAGCGACTGTAGATCTTTAATGAGGTCGGCTAAGAGCTCCTTGTTCCACTCGCCACTGATCTTATTCAGAGCCACATTTAGAGCCTTTTCTTTCGTCTTGTCAATATCGATGACCACACAGTCGATTTCTGTGTAGCCGAGTTCCTTTAAGACAGTAATTCTTTGATGGCCTCCGATAACCGTCAGATCTTTGTTGACGATGACTGGATCGACATACCCGAACTCTGTGATACTGTTCTTTATCTTTTCAAATTCACTGTCACCGGGCTTCAGTTTTTTTCTTGGGTTATAACTGGCCGGAATCAGGTCATCTATCTGTAGTTTTTTAAATTCCATCTTCGTCACTCCAAAATCTAGATTTGAAATAGCATTCACGGCTGCAGTACTTTCGTTTCTTGTTCCCATAGCAGCTGAACGCCTTGCCACACTGGGGGCAAGTATATTTATAGGTTGCCGTTTCTTTTTTGTTGCGTTCCTGGGGATTTTCATTCCACCATTTCCGTCGGCATTCATGAGAGCAATACTTTCTGATTCTGCCGCGATCCTTTTGTTTGATGGGTTTATAGCAGCAGGCGCAGAGAAGATGATTCTTTATCCTTTCCTCTACGTTAAGTGATACAACCTTCGAATCTCCTTCGAGTCCATTTCTTACACAAAAGCTACGAATGCTGTCCCTGTGAACCCCAAGCACTGCAGCAATGGCTTTATATCCAACCCCCTTAAGCCGGAGGTCATAGATTTGCTGTTTTTCTATCTCTGTCATCTCTCACGCTCCTTTCTGCGTGTGCTATATTCAGAATTCAAATAAAAAAACGCCTGAAAGCACTGTTTTCAAGCCTTTTCTGACGTTTTAACCAATATTTCTCATTTTACTGTTGAGTTTGCTAAAACCCACTGATTATAGGGCTTCAGCGTTATTTGCGAGATTTCGTTTAATTAACCTTTGCGCAATTTCCAATGCGCCTTTAAGCCTTACCACCACTGGGTTTTCAGAACTTTCTCAGGTCCAAGGGATAACCCCCCTTATTTAATTCTGCGAAATTTCACGCGAAGGGGGCGGGCGGTCCCCCGGACCACAGCTGTAGCGATTTTGACCGCCCTAGGGGGCCGCATCCCAGCCGAATCAAAACTTATACTCCGGATGCTGGTCCTCTGTTCTGGTCTTTCTATCGTGGCATCTCTTGCAGAGAGGCTGCCAGTTGCTTTCGTCCCAAAAGAGAACCTTGTCACCCCGATGAGGAATGATAATGATCCACTACGGTAGCTTTAGTAAGCTTGCCTTCCCTCTCACAGTGTTTTGCAGAGAGGATTTACTTTTAAGTACTGCTTGCTTGCCTTCCTCCAGTTGCTATCGTAACCACGCTCTCTAGCGCTGGCTCTGTCATTCACGTGAAGTCTTGCATGGAATTCGCAGTAGCTCTCTGAGGTTAACAGTGGGCAGCCTGGATGCTTGCATGGGTTTCTTTGGTTTCATTGGCATGTATATCAACTCCGTCGTTTTAATTTAAAGAGCAGGCAGTGATAGAAAGGAGCAAAGCTCACTGCCCGCGCTATACGAAGGGCATAAAGAAAGCCCCGGAAGGTTTTATCCGTCCAAGGGCTATCCTCTATGCTACGTTCTACACTTTACATTATATCTTAGGTTGACTGTGCAAAACCATGCAAACAATTTCTTAACTATTTGAACAGCTTATCAAATAAATCTTTGCTGTAATCCCTAACATCACTAGTGCTCAGCATATTATATTTCTGCCTTATTTGTTCAAAATAATGGTCAATTAAATCTTTCTCGATTGTTTCATTTGAAGGTGAATCGTCGCTTAAGCCATTTCTGGTGGTAAGCCAAGGGTGCTCTGAGTGAGTCATCCTTTCAAGTATTTTACCACTATAACATCCAAAGTTCCTGATTACGGTATCCACTACTTCTTTCTCACTATTTGAAATGTTAAATTCCGACTCATCATAGGCTACTGCAATGTCAATTGGATTATATCCGAAATTTTTATATCTATGGTATATTTCCGTATAAACCGGACCATGCGCCCAAGCCTCACAATCATCATTGAAAAGGAACACACCATTAAAAACCTTATTGAAACCCTGTATATAATATAAAAGCTTCTGCAAAGCAAGCGGCGTTATTTCAGATGCATTTAAAAGCAAATATTTTGTAACGCTATCAATCTTATTCTCTCGAGATGATTCAGAAAACTCTGCGCCTTTAATTTTTTCTATGGCCTCCTTACATTTCTTATAAGCTGCATCTGCGATGGATTCTTTATTGCTTTCTAATATTGACTCCATGGTATCAGGGTTATTTAAAATCTCGTAAAGTCTGTCGGAATACTGTTTTGTCGGGATTGAGCCATCCAAATATCGAGTTAAAGTAACTTCACCCCAGCCAAGAAGCGCTGAAAGTGGTCTTTTACCAATGTTATATTTTTCTATAATCTGTTGAATTTCTGGAACTGTTATCAAGTTTTCTGAATTCCTATAGGCGCTATCTAACTGCTGTAAATTGTAGTCTCTTATGCTCGCAACAAACAAAGCACTATTACATGCTGGGCAAGTGACTTCTTTACCTTCAAACTCAATTTTTTTACCTTTAATTTCTTTTTCCATTGTGACGCTTTTAGTTGTATATGCCACCATTTCATGGCATTCTTCACAGAATGTCATCATATAAATTACCTCCTTTAAACCAGCACATAGTCTGATTTTTCTTATCTAAACAAATATTTTATTGGATTGTTCAACTTATGAAACGAAATCACAATCATAAAATCCCTTCCGCTTCTTGTTTGAGTAAAATTTGTTTTTATGTATATTTCCACAACTTCTGAAGTCCCCCAATGATCAAGTTCATATTCTTTGCAGAAAACATATAGCTTTTCATGTGCATATTCCGGTTTGTAATTAGCTGCCGCGTAACAAAAATCCGTGTATTGAAGGTTTAGTAAAATTTCCTTTTCTTTATCAGTATTAATTCTATATTCATACGCAAATGCGTCATTTTCTTCTCTTTTGGAAATAATGTACCGATTACTTAATATCAGTTTTTTCAACTCAGCAAGGTAGTCTTTTATATCATCTATAGTAAAATCAATGAATTTTCCAGTTTCTTGATTGTTCCCACTCAATCTTTGTACCTCCAGTTTCTATTATATGCTCATTATAAGCTTTTGATACGGATAAATCAATACAATTTGTATCAATTGAAACATTTTTATAAAAAACAGGGGCTCCGATGATTGAGCGCCCTGTTCTTGATACATTATATCTTTTTGCCAACTTCTAAAAGTGCTTTTCCATGCACATAGTGGATGTTGCGCCAGCTGTAGTTCATCATTTCCGCGATCTCTTCCCAGGTCTTATAGCTGAGGTACCTGAGTTCCAATAGGAGATGATACTCCGGCTGCTCCACTGAGTTAATGACTCCAATGATCTCGCGCTTTAGATCCACCAGCTTATCGATGTCTGCATCAATATCATGTTCCAAATCAATCAACTTGACGATGGCATTCTCCATCGGGCTGCGCTGCTTTGTTCCGCTGACACGCTCTGCATGGATGCTTGCTGTTGCTTTAGTCGCCAGGTCTCTTAAAGAAGAGACTTGCTCAAGTTTACTGTTTATTCTTTGATCAAGCCTGAAGGCCTGGGATAAATATTCTTTTGTCGTCATAGGTTATACCTCCAAATGTTCAAGTATTTTTTTAACCTCTTGTAAACTTGTAACTTTGAAAGCTTCGCCCTTTGCGTCTTTGATTCTATGTATTGTGATCTCTTGTAGTTTTGTTAGCTTGCCTGTGTCAGTTTTAACCTCGAAGGCAATGAACCTGCCATTAAAGCAGCATATGATATCTGGAATTCCTGCGGTGCCATACCTGCCACCATGCTCCTTAAAAGCGAAGCAGTTTTCCAGGGACTTTAAATAATCAAGAATCTTCTTTGTTATTGATTTTTCAAGCATTTTTACCTCCTATCCAACAAATCTCCCGAAGAAGTTTTAATGCTTTTCGAAGGAGTTCTCGAAGCAGTTTTGCAAGGCTCATAAAACGCTGCATGCTTGATTGATCAAGGATTCGAGCATAAAAACCAGCACTGTTTTCGAAGCAGTTCGAAGCTCGTAGCAGTTTGTGTATATCTTTATTAGAGCCCCAAAAAACACGCTATATAATCTATTTCTGGTTCTGTGTGAAGAAAAGGAAATACTGCTCCGAGAGCTTCGAAAGCTTTATAACTACTGGCTTTTTTGCTTCGAAAACTTCTTCGAACTGCTACGAATCTTCTTCGAAATCAGGCCAGTCCGATCCCTTTTATAATGACTCTTCTGCTCACAGTATCTTTGCTCGACGTAATATTGGGTACATTTTCCATTAAATCTTTGTTAAATCGTATCTGTGACACTGGATTTAACCCAGCTTCATCACAGTACTCTTTGTAACTTCGATAAATCTCCTTCGACTCGATGAATTTTGCTTCGGATAGTTCACAGGCATATTCCACAAAGGAAAGCACGCTGTTGCACTCCGTTCGGTATTTCTCAACCTCAGCCTTCGACCTGTCACTTTCTTTAAACTGATAGTTATTTTTAATCAGCCTCTTCAATCCTTCCAGCGCCCACATAAGGATTCCATCTGATTCAATAGCCAGCTTCTCACGAAGGGAAGCATCTCGTTTATGCATGGGGATCGGCCTATCGAATCTGATGATAATGAGCCTCCTGTAAAAAGCGCTGCTCTTGTCACCATAATTTCTTGGGATCTCATTGCAGGAAAACAGAAGCCTTGCATAGGGCTTAAAGGAAAACGGGGTCTTGTTCTTCTTCTCTGCAGTAATGTAATCCTCACCGGTGATGCTTTTAAACAGTCCGTTGTCATCAATGCTCTTTGACGGAAGGTCCGCGAAGATGTTCGCCAGCTTTCCAAAGAGCTCCGCTGTCTTGAACCTGTCGGCCAAGGCCTGCCAAGGAACGTTTGAAACATTGTCACTTCCCAGAAGAACTTCCTGTGCCACCGACAGCAGCGTAGATTTTCCTGCGTTACCAGCTCCCACAAAGACGAAGGACTTCTGTGCCTTGTTGATGGGGATCAGCAGATACCCGAGGATCTCCTGCACCATGAATATTTCATCAGCGTCCAGACATTCTGATAAAAACTTCAGGAACAGTGGACATGTCGCTTTGGGGTCAAAACTCGCATTGATCTGGACTGTGCTGTAATACTCAGGTGTGTGCGGTTTAAGCTTATCCTCGAGAATATTGTAAAGCCCATTTTTCACATTGATGATAAATGGATTGGAATTCAGTTGATTGATGGGCTTAAAAATCAGCATCTGCCACTGACCGAGGGCATCATTGATACCGCTCATCGTCGCATATCTATCCATCAAGTGTTCTCTTACCAGTCTGGCAGCTACAAGGTCTTTGACTGATCTATAGACGCCATTTTCGTATATATGGAAATCCTCAGCACCATAGAAGGCAGACACTTCCTGACTCATATGTGTCGCCAGAATCCCAGGTATAAACTTCATGCCATTTTCGGTGAGTTCATACCAAGGCGGTACCTCGGCTTTGTTTTCTGCTCTTTGTTTTCTTGCCTTTTGATAATTTGAATATTGCTCTTTGTATTTTTTCATCAGTGTTTTCACGTTGTCACTTTTGAGTTCAAAATGTCTCTTGATTTCAGTAGTGATAAAGGGTTCAGCTGTAACCTCAGAGAGGTTGTACATGTACTCTGTAATAAACTGTGCTGCCTGTTCCACGTCCTTTGTCACATTCCTCGACACCGGCTGCTCGGACAGTACCGTCAGCAAATCATCTGCTGTCATTGGCACATAGATGAAGGATGCCGGTGCCTTGCAGGTGCAGTCTCCGTCCTCAAACCTTTGGCAGGTAAATCCTCTCTCGAAGAGAGTGCTGCAGTTGATCGGGCGGGTCTTGCTTTCTAAGAAATGCTGAATCTTATTATCCGTTTCGGTTTGACTGTACTTAGAGTATCCCTTCGAATACTCGTGAATGACCTCTTCTCCGCCTTCAAAGACGGCCAGATTGGTGATCATCGCATACCACTCATGCTCCGGGAGCATCGCGGCATCATCCTTACAATGTTTTATAAACCCACAGCGTCTTAGTACCAGGTCAATCCCTTTATGCTTGCCTTGAAGTTTAGGTTTTTTCACCTCATCAGCATCACCCTTTGGCAGATGCTCCAAGAGCTGCTGCTGCGTATACCTTAGCTCCGGGTTGTATTTGATGCAGGTCACCATCACTGGATCACTTTTCCTGTGCTCAAATCCCGGAAGCCTTAGGACCCTGCTCTCATTGATGATGGTCTTGTCCCCGCTGAAATGCTCCGCCAGCTTAGACTGGACTGATCTGAACTTTGATACTTCTCCATTTTTGATTAACCAGTAGGCATGGAGGGATTTTTTCGTTCTGACAATCAAGCTCGGCTCCAGTGGGAACGCCATCAGGTTCTGGTACTGCTCCTCGATGGGGAGCGTGTCATTTTCTACAAACTGTGCATTGANCCTCGTGATCTCCTTGTCTTCATTACCACCAGAATTTACGACGAAGAAGATACCACGATTCTTCTTATTGTATTCTGTCAGTAGCGGAATGAACTGCTCGATCTTGGCCATATTGATATCCAGCTTCTGGCCCTTGAAGCCATCCTCCTTTCGATCAGAAAACACCCTGACACAGACATTTTCCTGAGGACTGAAAAAAGGTCTTAAAAACTCCTCTATGGGAATATTGATATCGGTCATGAACTCACCAGCCTCTCACATCTGTCATTAAAATAAACGACAGGTATTTGAAGTTTCTTTGCTATCTTGATCTCTGCGTTCATGCCCTCTGTAATCTTGTCCCCGAAGCACCATAGTTCATCGCATCTTTTTAATAGTTCTAATCCGAGATATCGTCCTGCGTTTCTTTCCTCTTTATCATTGTCATCCAGATACTGAGTGAATATTGTATGCGGAGCCAGTGGTACTACCGCCTCCCAAGCTGCAAAAGCGGCAGTACCTGTTAGCCCTTCGGATGTTTCCTTCTATATCACCTCTGAGCGGGGAGCAGATATAAACTAATTTCAATGGTTCCATGTTTTGATTTTCTTGATTTTGCATACTCCTCCAGCTCCTTTTTTGATTCCTCATCCTCCCAGTTATTATCGACTAGAGTCGGTTTATCCGACGCGTAAGTGATAAGGTTCGTGTATTCACAGAGGGAATAGATAAATTCTGTATCTGATGCATACTGACTTACAGTGTCCGCAACCTCATCCCGGATGTCATTGCATTCAGACAGCAGCCTGATTTGCTCCATAAGCCTTGCGATAACTATTTCAGCGCCATACTTGTTGATGATTCCACGCAATGTTTTTGTCATGATTATGTCCTCCTTTTCATTAAGCAGCGATTTGTTTTAGTTTCATTCTTCCGAAATACCACTCAAGGGTGCGTTTACGTTTTTGGAAATCCGGCTCAGTGAGCACCAGCCCAATATCCGTCTTTTGAAGCAATCCGATGTACATAAGCTGTTCTGCTGAAAGGTATGGCCTGATTGACTTCACATCGCCTTAAACCATGAGCCTCCTTAAACTGCTTTGCTGTCATCCCGAGAACGATGCGGTTGATCAAATCCATCTCATTGGAGAAATGATAATGTTTCGGTGTTTCATGGACTTCAAGGATGGCCTGAGTCAGTTCCGGGAATTCCACCTTTGCGGTATGAAGCGCCAGGATATATTGTTCCATTTCATTGAACTTGTTGATATAGGCTTCTTTAAACTGCATCGCTTTCTTACCGGTAAAGCCCATAACCAACATGACAAACCCATCTCTGGTAAGAATATATTCCGGCAGTTTTCTTCCTGTAGAGTCCTTATATTCACTCAGTAAAAAGTTGATTTTTGCAAATTGTTCACTGAGCCCATTTTTCGGCTCAGTGATTTTTCTGATATTCTCCAGGACATGTTTATGGTCTTTCTCAAACACCTCAGCCACTTTACGGCTGGTGACAACGGGTTTGCCTTTCAATTCAGATACTCCGAGTTCCTTATCGATCATTCTTAAATTACTCATGGTTCATCGTCCTTTCTTTTATCAATTTTTGAAGTCCTTTCTTGGCACCAGCTACATCCCCGGCAAGTGCCTGACCTCGAATAGTCTTTAATGTCTGCCTTGGCAAGATATTTCTATAATCCTTAAGGGTTAGAATAAAATGTGACACTTCATTCATGGAGCTCCTCCAGTTCACCGAATCGGATACCCATCGCACCTTCGGCTACAATTGGGACGTCAAACTCCTCAAAAGGTCTCTCCTCCATACATTCCTTGATAAACTTAATGGCTTCATCCACCATGTCCTCCGGAACTTCGAAGCAGATTTCGTCATGGATGGTGAGAAGCGGTCTGATAAAAGTTTTGTTGGGTATCCCCGCTACAATCCTAGCCATAGAAAGTTTGAGAATATCAGCCGCTGTTCCTTGAATCGGCGTATTCAGGGCGCAGCGTTCCCAGTATGACTTGACTCCCCAGTCTCTTGAGTTGATGCCTTTTAAGTACCTACGCCTACCAAATGCTGTCTCACTGAATTCACTGAAACCGGCCTTGCGTTTGGACTCATTCTGCCACTTGGCAAGTTCAGGATAACCATGCTTCAGGTTGTTTATGATCTCCTCGCACTCGGATAATGTGGTATCAAGTCCAGCCTTAAACTGGAGGTTCTTCTGGAGCCCTTTGGGAAAGAGGCCATAGAATACGCCAAAGTTACAGTTTTTCGCGATGCTTCTTCGTTCCTTATCATGCTCAGCATTTTTGTCTGTTGCCTGCTCGAAAGGGATTTCATAGATGACTGAAGTGGTCTGAGCATGAATGTCTCCACCCGTTTTATATGTTTCCAACATCCTCTCATCCCTGCAGTAATAAGCACCCACCCTCAGTTCAATCTGTGAAAAGTCAAAGTCCAGCAACACATGCCCCTCTCTGGCATAAAAGAAGTTCCTGATGCCAATTGGATCATTGTCCTTGCGAGGCCAATTCTGGGCATTAGGCTTTCGGCTTGCAAACCGTCCCGTCTCAGTACCGAGAGCAAAGAAATCAGGATGGACCGCTCCGGTCACCGAGTTCACAAAATTCAACACGCCATCGATATAGGTTGATTTAAGCTTGGCCCATTTGCGGTATTCCTGGACAGTCTCTAAGAATGTCACCATCTCCGGTTTCTTCTTTGCACAGTATCCTTTTAGTAGAATCAAGGCTTCGTCATCTGCCGCTTCTTTGAACTTCATTGTCGTTTTTAGGACTGGAAGCTCCTGTTCTTCGTACAGATACTTTTTGAAATCATCAGTAGCTGCGTTGGCCCCGATATTAAGTTCCCTTCCGGCTATGCGGTTTATTTCATCTCTCAGCTCAGTAAGTTTGTTTTCCGCTTCGAGCTGCTTCTGATACATAAGGAGTGTGTCGGCCATGATGCCGTTATACTTCATCATCCCTACAAATACAGCAGCGGGACTTTCCAGTTTCCGAACAACCTCTTCATGTCCAGGCAAATATTTTCCAAACCAGTCATTAAAAAGATGATACAGCTGCAGAGTGTAGTCACTGTCAGCGCAGGCATATCTGGTTGTTTCTTTGTCCATAGGATCGAGTTCATCAAAATGCCTACCTCCGGTAACCTCTTCAAATTTTGGAAGGTCTACCTTTAACAGCTCCGGCACCAGTGTCTTTAAACCGCTATCTGATAAAGTTCTGAACTCCTTATCTAATTTGAGTGTGAGCTGTGCTGCGGCAATGGTGTCGTACACCGGTCCCTCCAGGATGATCCCCTGTTTATATAAAAACATCGTTTCAAAGCTGAGGTTATGAGCTATCTTGACGAGAGCTTTGTTTTCAAACACCCAATGCCTTAGCGTTTTCATAACCGCTGCAACATCAGCATTGATCCCTCTTTTATGTCTGAGGGGTACATAGACCGCAGACCCGACTTTGACCGATAATGAGACCCCGACGATATCTGATTTATGGGGATCGAGTGCTGCGAAGGGTACGTTGCGGTGATCATCTATTGGTGCTGTTTCAAAGTCAAATGCAACCTCGGTAGCCCCCTGAAGATAATCTGTTATTTTATTTATATCTGTGACACATTGATAATCCATGGTCTTGGCTCCTTTCATGGTGATCCAGGGAGCAGACAGTGCTGCCCCCCGCACCATTCAACTTATCTTAGGGGTTTGATTTCTCCGGTTTCTTCGTCGACTACGAAGCTGCCCGCATTATCAGAATCTAAGTCCAGTGCGATATTTTTGGACAGCTCCTTGATGTGATCTACCAGCGGAAGCACTGCACTGACCTCATCTTCGGTTAGGTTTCGTTTTATTGAAAAGACAGCCTGACTGAACTGAATCCCTGTACTGCTTGTAGCTTTTTTAAGAGAAATCTTGGTCACAAGGGTATGCGACCTTTTACCTTTGGTTACCAGCCTTCTGACAAAGTTTGTGAACTCTTTCAGAGAGCCGGTTGGCAAGGATAGCATGATCGGGAACACTTCACCTTCACGAAGGATGAAAATTCTCCGCTTGTTTTTGCAGGCTTTCCCATTTCCATTATCTCCGCTGCCAAACTGGTTGTATGGGCAGTTGCCACAGCTACCTCCGGGATTACCCTCACCGATTTTGCCATCATAACTGCCGCAGTCCGGCGGATTGTTCCCGCCAGTGTATTTTTCTTTGTAGAAACTATTAGTAGCATGGTGATGCAGGATTACGCCTTCGATTTCTTTCACTGGTTCTGGTGATCCATCATCCCCTATCACTTCAAACATAAGGCCGCCACCCGCAGGAATTTTAACCTTATCGAATGTGGTGGATAGACCCTCGAGTTCCTCTAAAAACCCGTTATCCGCATTGAAGTTTTTACTGCCATGTATCCGCTATTCTGAACTGCTATCTCGTTTTTTGACATATTGCTTGTCCTCCATAAATTCNAATTTTGTGTATTTCTATAGTGATTAACTGCTGCTCTTCGTATCATTGCATCTATGTAAATTTGCTCTTATTTTCATCGTAATCCGTAGTCCATCAGAGACTACTTCGCTTTTCTGACCCCGACTGCGGTTTTTTCAAAGACATTAACTTTGCCTTCCAACCAGCCAGGTAACATGTCCTCATTCTCGGCAATCTGCTCTTTGACAAATGCCGCCAGACTATTGGCGTTCACCGTTTCTACAACCAGTGAACCAAAACCATTATCTTTCAAGGCCTCGAATAGGTCCTGCTTTTGATCAGCCACTGCTGATGCGTAAGTCTTTGTGTTCAAATAAAATAGTGTCCCGCTTCGATTGAAGCTTTGTGTCTCGCTGTCGACCATCATCTCAGACAGTCTACTTTCGGTTTCATCAATAGAAGCATTGATGTCCTTGACTTCACTTTCAGCCTGTTTCTTCGCTTCCCTGAGTTCCTTTAGCGTGTCGGCTAGTTTAAACATTTCATTTTCCATAGGCGCTGCCTCCTTTACTTAATGACTTTTTTCCAGTTGTCTACGATTGCGTGGGCGATATCTTCTTTCCTCCCCAAAGCCTCCATGACCGTTTCATCAACTGTCCCTTTGGCAACGAGGTGAATGTAGACGCATTTTTTGTTCTGCCCAATCCTATGAATACGGGCTTTTGCTTGAATGTAATCCGCGTAGTTATATGACAGGCTGTAAAACACGCAGGTACTTGCTGCGGTCAAGGTGATTCCCATGGAAGTTGTCTGTATCTGCCCTACAAAAACCTTACAGTCCTTATCTTCCTGAAACAGCTTGATCTGCTCGGCTCGGTCCTTCACTTCTCCGAATATAAGAGCATACTTTATCTTTTTCTTTTCAAGGAGTTTGCAGATTTCTTTAATCTCCGGGATGAACCTGGCCATAACCACCAGTTTTTCTCCTGACTCTATTGCCGTATCGAGAATATCTTCTAGGGCTTCAAGCTTAGCCTTTGACACCTGCTCGTAGCGGTCTGTTTCCTCATCGGGTCTAATGAACCCGCCGGTGAGCTGCTGTAGCCTGAGGAGTCTTGTCAGGATGTTGGTTGCGGTCACCTCACCTTTGGACAGTTCAATATAGGAGTCTTTTACAAACTGTTTGTAGAGCTTTGCTGCCTTGTCCTCCAGATGAATCGGATATACCTCATCGATTGTATCCGGTAGATCCAACGCATCTGCTTTGGTCACCCGGTAGGCTACGGAGTGCGCCTTCTCAATCAGTTCCGGCATGTTCTTATATCCAACCGGCTGATTATAGTTGCCAAGTACCGCGTAGTAATTCTTGAAGGCATAAAATGAGGTTCCAAAGATCGACTCGTCCAGCATCTTGTACTGACTGTATAGGTCCAGAGGATTCTGCGTGATGGGCGATCCAGTTAGGATCATCCGATACTTGCACTTCTTTGCAATTCGATGAACTGCCTTGCTGCTCTTTGCATTGGGATTCTTGATTCGGGTTGATTCATCTGCCACGATAAAGTCAGGATTCCAATTCAGAAGGTTCGCTTCGATGAGAGAAACACTGTCATAATTAATAACCACGATCTGGAGCCCTTCTTTGGGGATAGCTTTAAGCTGCTGTTTCTTTTTATCACTGCTTCCCGTCAGAACGGTCAATGTGTATGGGAAGTCAGCAAACTTCATAAACTCTTCCTCCCAAACTGCTACGATGGACTTTGGTGCAATGATCAGGACCCTTGTGATCAATCCATTCAGAAATGCCCTGCCGATCACAGCCACGGTTGTGATTGTCTTGCCACACCCCATTTCCATGAGAAGCGCGTATCCTGGGCTTTTATTCATTAATGCATTCAATACGCACCACCTCCTGAAAAAATGCCGAGAGCACCACAAGCTAGGTTATAGCCTTCGATCTGATGAGCATATGGTGAAGCCTTAATCGGCATCGGCTCGATTGGTGTAATGGGTCCATCTCTTACCCTAGTCTTGAAGTTTGCCTCCTTGACCCGCTCCGCCAACTCGTCATCAAACGTACAGCCAATCATCTGAAGTGTTGTAAGATTAACTGCAGTACATGGAATGCTCCATGTCTTGCTTTCGATATCCCAGAACCGGCCTGGTATTTGTTTGATGGTTTCCTTGTGAGCAAAGCTGTCGTAAATAATGATTTTGTTGTCTTTGTGCTCTGCATGCATTGATTTGTGCACCTCCTTTTGTAACTATGTACGCTTTTTAGCGAACATAGAGATAAAATATATAGGGATATACATGATTATCATGCGCTCCCTATATTTGAAACTACATTACGATATCTGCCTCTTCATCGAAGTCATAAACCCTGTCTTTTATTAACCCCAGCTGCTGCAATCTGATTTTCATCGCCTTATGGGAAACCTGAAAGACATCAGACATGTCGAAANNCATTAGATCAATCCCCAGCGTTAAGCCATATGGAAGTTTACTTTTTTCTGGTGTAACCTCCATCATTTCAAAGAATACCTGTTTAACCATTTCTATCGGCATGAGCATCGCCGCTGCCAGTGCATTAGCTTGCCACTCAATCCAGTCCCTAGAGGTTACTAATTTCTTTCTGGCAGGTTCAATATCTCTTTTGGCGCAGCTTAGCAATCCGTCTTTTGTTAATTCAGCTGTCCTTTTAAAGCATTCCCGGTGCAATATCTGATGGCTGCACTCATGCATTACTGTAAAGCGCTCCCTGCCATCATGTCCACTTTCCAGCAGTGCGTTCTCCAGGATGACAGTGCCATCTTTCACTTCAATTGGGTACTGCTTCGTCCGGTCTTCATTCCAAACCATATATATTCCGTCATTGAATGCAGTAAGGCCCAGAACGGATTCATCTGGCGAAAGGTTTTTATAGTCCGTTTCGAGTCCCATGAAATTTTTCCATGAAATCATAAACATCTATCGCCTGTGGTATTTCTAAGTATTCTGCGTTATATTCCTTGAGCACCTCTGAAGCGAAGTGTTCAATTTTTTCCCTTGATAAAATGTAGTGCAT